GTGACGCCGGCAAGTCCAGATGCCGGACCATAGCCGAGCTGGGAATCGGCAACTGTCGGCTTGTGCGGATCCTCGACCTGTTCGATATCGACTTCCCCGTTCAACGGCGCCAGGAGTAGGCCATGAGTGAGCACGGCGATCACCCCAGCGTTTACTACCTTGGCCGGGAATGCCGCCGCAACGGTGGCGGCAAGCTGGCCAACCCATTCGCCTCTCACACGTTCCACGGATCCTGGTTCCTAGCCGGCTGGAACGACATGGACCTTGAGATTGAGCAGAAAAATCCGAAGCGCGCTGCAAAGAACAAGGCGGCGTGAGCAGTTCAACATCCCACCAAGCGGCCTGCAGGAGGTCGAGCATGGCAAACCCATTCGACGCATCGATGCGCAAGCCGGTGCGAAAGCTGTACAACACCCACAGCGGCGGCCAGTACCGGCCTGACGAGGTGGCCCTGGCCTTCGCGCTGAGCCTGCGCGTGCACGACAGCGCCGATCACCTGCGCAGGCTGGCCCGGCGCCTGGTCGAAAAGGTCTGCCTGGAGCATCAGCCGAACATGAAGCGCCTGGCCCGCGAACCCGACGACGCCAAGGTGTTCGACGCCGCGCTCAAGATCATCAACCGGGTGTGCGACCTGCTTGAGTACGGACCGGGCACCCGATTTGTGCGCAACGATCAGAGGGCCGCCTGATGCGAATCGACCTACCAGGGCAGTACGACCTACCGATTCAGGTTTCCCATCACCCGGCGTCGACCCCCACGGGCAGCAAGGAGCAGCTGGCCCAGCAGATAGCCAAGGCCCTGCTCAAGTACGAAGCAAGGCCATCATCAGCGCTTTGGATTGAGATCCAGGCCTGCGCAAAAGCCATCCTGGAATAGCACGCTGCCCGCCAGCGCCTTCCCCTATTCAACGATAACGCCTCCCCGGCGAGGATCGACCATGAACATCTACCGCCACGCCTTTACTGCCGTTTGCCCAAGCGATGCCGAGGTGATCGTCTACAGCCTGGAGATACGCAGCCAGTCGATGATCCGCGTCGAGCACATCAAGACCGCCACCGCGCTGATCAAGCAGGGTTGGCACGAGCAAATCGCCGACGACCTGGCTGAGCGCTTCGGTGGCGACCAGGTGATCAAGGCGGTGCACCAGGGCGTCGAGATCGAAACGGTGAGGCTGAGCGGATGATCCACTACCACGGCACGCCCATCGGCGGCACTCGGCAGGATGCGGCGCGGCTGCTGGCCGGTCGGCACGCCCTGGTTCCGTTCCCGCGGCAGGACGACATGGGCATCGTTGCCGAAGCCTGCCAGTCCTTCGTCTTCGACAATGGCGCATTCACCGCGTGGAAGAAAGGCGGCCAAGTCGATGTCGATGGCTACACCCGCTGGGTGGATGACTGGCACCGGCATCCAGGCTTCGACTGGGCCTTGATCCCCGACGTGATCGACGGGGACGAAGAGGACAACGATCGGCTGCTCGAGCAATGGCCTGGCCACCTGCCCGGCGTGCCGGTCTGGCACATGCATGAGTCGATCGAGCGCCTGCATCGCCTGGCTCAGTCCTGGCGCATGGTCGCCTTGGGCAGCTCAGGTCAGTGGCGCTCGCCGGGCACCGCAGCGTGGTGGAAGCGTATGGGCGCCGCAATGGACGCCATATGCGATGACCAGGGCCGTCCAGCTTGCCGCCTGCATGGCCTGCGAATGCTTGACCCGGCGATCTTCCAGAGTCTGCCCCTGGCATCGGCTGACAGCACGAACGCTGCAGTGAACGGCGGCAGCATCAGCCGCTTCGGCATGTACACCCCACCGTCGGCCGGCCAGCGCGCCAGCGTGATCGCCGACCGAATTGAAGCACACACCAGCTCCCCTATTTGGCAGCGCGAGAGTCAGACAGAACTGGCCTTGTGACCGACAGAGGTATCCCCATGCCCACAGAAAACCGATCCAGCAACACCGAACTGATCAGCCAGGCCGCATCGGCCATCGAAGACCTGCTGGCGAACGGAACAGGCGCGGTCGCCGCCGGAGCCTGGTCCAACCTCCCCGCCGAACTGCGTAAGCTCACCTACCAGCCAGCCCCGCAGCCCCACGCCGAGCCTATAGCCTGGACGGTTGGTACTGCCTTCTGGTGGACCAAAGAAGAGGCAGAGAGGGATGTGGCGGCGACTGGGCTGCCGATTGTTGGCCTGGGACCGATGAGCGATGCCGGCGAGGCTGAGCAGCTTCGCGAGGTCATCAAGCATTCGGATGAGCAGATCATGCGGCAAAGCCTGCGGATCTCGAATCAGCGCACCCAGCTGGCCGAGCGGGTTGCGCTGCTGCGCGAGGCTCTCGAATTCATCGACGACGGCGTTGGTCGCAGCGATGCCGAGTGGCGGTTGATCAAGAAGCTGCGTGCCGCCCTATCGCCCGACGGAGCTGCGAGCGCGACAGATGAACCGTACCAGGGAATACCCGGCACGTCCTTCCAGCGCCTCAATGCACTCGCCAACCAGGGCGAATGACCGCAAGAGCACATCTGTACTCCACCCCGCTGTAACCCCTCTCCCCTCTATTCACTGCCGCGAGCGAGCGGCCAAGGAATCGTCATGCCTGAAGAAATCAAGCTGATCCAGCCGGCGCCGGTTGAGCGCGATGAGAACGGATGGTGGTACCACCCCAGCATCCCGGACTTTGGCGGAACCGAAGATCCTGCCCCGTACAAGGCCTGGGCGGCTGAGCAAGGCCTGGAACTAAAGACCTGGTGCATGGATTCGGACTTGGTTTGGCACCCGTACTTCGACGGCGACGGCCATTGCAACGGCTGGGAGCCTGAGTCGCCTGGCCCGGAATGGTTCCTGATGGGCATCTTCGACACCGAGGACGGCCCGCATGTGCAATGGGCGCGCAGGGTGCAACCTGTCGAGTGCTCGCATATCTGGGCTAAGGCAGAGAACCGCGGGGCCGGTACCGGCGATATCTGCCAGGCCTGTCTGAAGGTGCGTCCATGACCCGCCTCGCCGTCTGCCTCCTGCTGCTGGCCACCGGCGCCAGCGCAACCGAGGTGCATCCATGATCGCCTGGCTGATTGAAGTTCTCACATACGGCGCCATTGGCGCGCTGATCGGGGCTTCGTGGATGAGCCAGCACAAGGACGAGCAGGCCGCGCCGTGCGCTACCCATCACGAGCGACAGCTCTCCCCGCACGAAACACAACCCGAACCTACACCCGCACTAGCGCCTGGGCGCTGGATTGATGAGAGGTATCAGCTGTGAAGGCGCTTTCCATACGCCAGCCCTGGGCCTGGCAGATCATCTACGGCGGCAAGGACATCGAGAACCGGACCTGGCACACCAAGTTCCGTGGACGGTTCCTGGTGCATGCTGCCCAGGGCATGACCCGGCACGAGCTGCGCGAAGCCAACAGGTTCTGCATGCTGCGCAACCTTCCGATCCCGATGGAGCTGGCCAGCCTACAACGTGGCGGCATCATCGGCTCGGTTGAGCTGGTCGACAGCGTCGATACCAGCGACTCGGACTGGTACATGGGTGCCAAGGGGTTCGTCCTGCGCGATCCGCGACCTCTGCCGTTCGTACCGATGAAGGGGCTCCTTGGGTTGTTTGAAGTGCCTGATGACGCCCTGTGCACTTGCCCGAGCGGCAACGGCTCACTGCGCTGGCCGTGCCCGGTTCATCCGCCGAAGGAACTGATGCCATGAAGACACTCGGCGAAATCATCGAGGCCGCCAAGTCTGGCGAGCGCCCCGACTATGACGAACTGCGCTTGGCTGTCTGCGCCATGGACGGGCTCATGACGTTCGACCGCCAGGCCATCTGGAAGCTGGCCGAGGGCGAGGAGAAGGGCAAGAAGCCAATCCTGGTATGGAGCAGTCTCTGGCAGCGCGACGAGCAGTTCGAGCGTATCAAGCGGGCCATGGCCACAGACCCGAAAACATGGCTCGGCCCCAACTACGACCCCGACAGCCCGGAAGTCCAGCAGCGGCGGCGTATGTCGATCGCCATCATGGAAAGGGCTGCCCGACGCGCACAGGAGAAGAACCAATGATCGCCCTCGCCTAAATGGCCTACCTGATCTATCGGGCACCGCGGTGAACAACCACCAGTACCAGCCATTCTCTGCTCGGGGCTTCGGTAGCTGGCACACCTGCAGCGTCTGCGGAACATCCAAGCACAGCGGCTACTACTGGCTTGGCGGCTACAAGAGCAAGACCGAGCCGCCCTGCATAGCCTGGAAGATGGACGCCGAGTGGAAAGCCAAGGCCATCCCAGCGCCCATCACCGAAGCCTAACCCCTCCCCCAACTACTCAAGCCCGCCGACATGCGCGGGCGAGGATTCGTCATGCTCGAGAACATCGAGGTGACGCGCATCAAGCGCTTCGCCGCAAACACTGCTGGCCGCGATTTCGCAGTCGGCGACATTCACGGGCACTTCACCCGACTGCAGGCCGCCCTGGACGCCGCCGGCTTTAACCCTGCAGTCGATCGGCTTTTCAGCGTCGGCGACCTGGTTGACCGTGGGCCTGATAGCCTCGCCGCCCTTGAGTGGCTTGAGCGCCCATGGTTCCACGCGGTATGCGGCAACCATGAGGAAATGACCGTGTCCGCCTTCCGCGAAGGAAATACCGATCTGCACTTCTGCAACGGCGGCACCTGGTTCTACGCGCTATCGCAGGATGAGCGAGCTGAGGTCGTGGTGGCGCTGGAGGCCATGCCCCTGGCCATTGAAGTGGAAACCGCGCACGGGATCATCGGCATCGTTCACGCCGATGTGCCATACGGGCGCTGGCCCGACTTCAAGATGAGCATAGAAACCGGGTCGCCGGCAGAGGTGGATCATGTTCAGGCGGTCGCTAAGTGGTCCCGCAGCCGAATAAATGGCGGCAATACCGAACCAGTGGCCGGCATCAGCGCCGTCGTGGTCGGCCATACGCCGCTCCGGCAGCCGGCCGTGCTCGGCAACGTTACCACATCGACACCGCCGGCTGGATGGATGGCCACTTCACTCTTCTTGATCTGGCCACGCTCAAGTGCACACCACCTATAAACCCGAAGATCACTCACGACTGGGAATGACCAAGGAGCCATCCATGAACCTGATCGACTGCTACGTCACGAAGATCCTCGGCGAGCCGTACCGCAAGTTCGGCCACTGGTGGGTTGAGGCCGAGTACGAATCGGAGGGCCGTCCAGGCAAAACCCGGCTCATGTTCCGCACTGAGGAATCCGCCCGGGCGGCGCAGGTCGGGCATCACTTCTTGGCCTGAGGAGGCCCACATGGCAAACGCCACCGCTGCAGTGCAGCCAGGCTTGCTGCCGAGGATCATCCGGGTCGGCGAGGCGCCCGGGTATCTCGGAATGTGCAAGGACGAATTCAAGAACACTGTGAGGCCATACGTCCGCGAGTTTCCCATCGGGAAACAGGGAATCGGCTTTGACCGCCTCGAGCTGGACGCCTGGGTCGACGCCTATATCGAGGCCATGGCCGTTGAAAAGGCGAGCAATCAGGACAACAATCGGCCCCGCAGCGAGCGCCAGGGGAAGACCGACAAGGAGAACCCATGGCCAAAAAGGCAATCACAGGCCTCCAGAAAATGCCCAGCGGCATCTGGAAAATCGACAAAATCTACAGAGGGGAGCGAATTCAAGAGAGCACTGGCACTTGTGAACGGGAAGAAGCGGAGCAGTACTTGATCCACCTGCTGGAGAAAATGCGCCAGCGCAAGGTGTACGGTGTTCGCGAGATCAAGACCTTCGACCAGGCCGCGGCGCGGTACCTGGTCGAACACAAGGACCAGCCATCGATCAGGCTGACGGCGCTGTACCTGGACCAGGTCATGCCCTACCTGGGCAGCCTGCCGCTGACGCACATCGATGACGCAGCTCTGGCGCCGTACATCCGAGACCGCAAGGCAGGTACTGTGTTGCCGGATGGGAAAGTGAAGGAAGGCGTCAGCAACAGAACCATCAACATCGCGATCGAGCGCGTGATCAGGGTTCTGTCGCTGGCGTGCAGGAAGTGGCGGGACGAAGAGCGTAGGCCGTGGCTCGACAGCGTTCCGCTGCTGACCAAGCTGGAGGAGAAGAAGGCGAGCCGGAAACCCTACCCCATGTCATGGGAGGAGCAGTCGGTTCTCTTCGCTGAGTTGCCCGACCACCTGCAGCGCATGGCCCTGTTCAAGGTGAACACCGGCTGTCGCGAGCAAGAGGTCTGCAAGTTGAGGTGGGACTGGGAAATCTTCGTCCCCGAGCTCGACACCAGCGTGTTCCTGATCCCGGCCGAGTTCGGCGGCCGGCATGAGAACTCTGGGGTGAAGAACAGGGACGAGCGCCTGGTTGTGCTGAACAGCGTGGCGCGGTCAATCATCGAGAAGCAGCGCGGGATCAGCAGGGAATGGGTGTTCCCATACAACGGCACCGCGATGCATCGGATGAACGACTCAGCGTGGAAGAAGGCGCGAGTGCGCGCGGCCAAGCTCTGGCAGGAGCAGCATTTGAGGCCGGCGCACCCAGGGTTCGCTTCGATACGCATCCACGACCTGAAGCATACCTTCGGCAGGCGCCTGAAAGCAGCAGGTGTAACGGAGGAAGATCGGAAGTCGCTGCTGGGCCACAAGAACGGAAGCGTGACCAGCCACTACTCGGGCGCCGAGCTCGGGCAGTTGATCGAAGCGGCGAACAAGGTGTCGGCCACCGACTCTAGAGGTCCGGTGCTGACAATTTTGAAGAGGAGGATCGGTTGAGGAATTGGGCGAAGTCACTCGAAAAGTCACTAGGCCCAGAAATAACAAAGCCACCCAAAGGTGGCTAAGTCATTGAGGTATATGGTCGGGACGGAGTGATTCGAACACTCGACCCCTTGCACCCCATGCAAGTGCGCTACCGGGCTGCGCTACGCCCCGACATCATTCTCGATACCGCTGAGAACGTTGAAGAATTTAACCTAACCTTT